GAGAAGTAGGCGTAGATTTGGTAGTTGTTACATGTAACGCAGAAAGCCGAAAAACTCGTTACTTACTACATCCTCTAGTGTCGGCTTAACCGCCTAAAAACTTACTTGTTCATTACGTACATAGTAACTTCAAAGCCAAAACGCATTTCAGTAGCTGCTGGTGTAGTCCACATGATTAAATTCTCCTATTTTTTATACACGTCATTGTGTATATGTACACATTTTGCTCTTTTTTATACACGTTACCATAGAGAAAATCATTATTTGTACTTGAATACCCAGCCTGTATACGGGCCACGTGTAAGCTGTTTCCCTGATTTTAATGCGCGGTTGGCAGTAGTAGGTGTTATGTTCAGCGCTTTGCGTAGCTCAGTTATACTGTAATACACATACTTCTCTCCGTTAGGGGCGGTTACTACAACTACCTTACTTACTTTATCTTTAAATGCTTGTGTTCGTGGTTTACCGTAATTACCATTTTTTTCACCGGATACCGCAGCGCTTATTTTTAATTTGGTTTCTGTTGCTACAAAATGCCCTTTCATACTTTCTCTGCGTTTAGCTTTTTCTTCCTCTGACTGGATGCGTGCCTTACTTGCATTCGATATTTTAGCTTTTGCTTCGGCTGTGTGTTTAAAGGTCTTACCCCACATAGGGTTTTTTTCACCGCTCCATCCGCGAGTAAATGCGATTGCTTCCGTACCTAGGTTATAGCAATATTCCTTGCCGACATGTTCTTTAAGCCATACAGTCTCTGCGGCGAGTATATCTGTGCCCACTTCCAGTTCTTCGACTATTACAAACGTAAATGATTGTTCACCGTATTTGTTCCATGCAGCTTGTAGATGTTTATTTGCATGCCTTTGATTTCGCAGTGCCCACCAATGTCTACGTTTGCGTGCGGTAAAGTCAACTGCACTTCCTACATAAAACTTATTGTTTACCACATTAATAATTTTATAAATACCTTGTGCCATTTCAATCTCCTTATTAAGTGTATGTAGATTACACTAATTAATACTATAACACAAGTACTAAATGAAAAGGGGCCGAAGCCCCTTCCAAACCCTTGATACTACAGGGTTACAGACTAAGCGCCTGCTGAACCGTACATACCCAACGGGTCCGACCACCCGAAGCTGTAGCGCTCACGAGCTTTGTAGCGAACGTTACCAGTGTCGAAGTCACCATCCATTGAAGTGCCTAGTGGGCTACGAACAAAGTGTTTCATGCCGTTAGGTACATCAGTAGTTAGGAACCACGCATTTGTGTCGGTCAAGAAGTGGTTAATTGCGTAACCTTCTGGGATTGAACCGTTGTTTTTCAATGCGTTGACATCGTTGTCGGCAGTACCAACACGTAATTCAGTTTCCAACAAGCGAGTAGCAACGAATTGCAATGCTGGTGGAACAATCAATTTACGAGGTTTAGCTGCAATCAATAGGCCACGCTCATCAGTCCAAGCGGCGATTTGAATAACTGCATTTTCCAATGAAGTTTCGTTCAAGTCAGCTGCAACTGAAGGAATGTTACTATTTGTGCCACCTGTAACAAGCGGATGAGAAGCCGAGAACAATGCAACACCGTCGCCACCTGGGTAGCTTGAGCTGAAGCCGTTGTTCAATACGTTAGCTGCTTTAACTTGTTTTGTGTAAGCCATAGCACGAGCTAATGCTTTAGTGTAGCGAGCAGATAAAGTGTCATACAAGTTATCTTCTACTGCTTCTTCAGTCAAGCTGAAGCCTAAAGCGATAGTTTCGTGTGTGTAGCGAGCTGTCCAAGCTTCTTGAGCATTGTCGTAAGCGATGGCATTGCCCTCGTTTTTAACAGGTGCAGCTGAGAAGCCAGACAATTTTGTTTCTTCTTCGAAAGAACGCTCTGAAGTCTCTGTTTCGTACACTTCTTTGTGCTCTTCGCCATAACGTTTGTACTCTAAACCAAACAAAGCATTCAAGCCCGGTAATAGTTCTTTGAGTAACTGTGCGCGTGAAATAGCCATAATCTATTCTCCTTAGTCAGCTACGCCGGTACCATTGTAATACGTATGGATACCAAAGTTAAATTTAACGATACAATCTGTATATGTATCACCAACAGTAGAGAATGGGCCGTTTACAAAATCCACCAAACGCAATGCGATAGTTGATGTTGTAGCACGAGTAGCCACGTCTAATGAGACTTTTGAATCGCCAGTAGTTGTAGAACCTGCTGTTTGATTCACGCCGAAGTTAGAACCCAACATTGTTTGAGTCACAGCATCATCTGCTTGGATTTGGAACAATGTATCTGGGTCATCACATACATAAGCTGTAGCGTTTGAAGCAACAGTACCGGTAGGCCAGTATTGTGCCTGCACGAAATAGCCTAATGATGGGCTTGTGTAAGAACAACCTAAGAACACACCAACTGTACCAGCTGGGAATGCATCTGCGTTTGTACCTACGTTTGTTACTTTTACGATTGTACCATCAGTACCGATTGCAACTACATCGCCGTAAAAAATGTTAGCAGCATAACCGCTAGCAATCTTAAGCTGACGAGTTGAGCCAGCGAATTGCTGACCACCAATCAAGTTGATAGGACGTAAACCGTATGGGGCTGCTGTAGTAGCCATAGTAGTTCTCCTAAATTAAAATTATTTACCTTTACCGAACGATGTAGTGGTACGCTTCTCTTTAAATAAAGGCATACGTGCATCATTCTCTTTCATAAAGCTGTTATCCACCGCATCAGTCTGAGACTGAGTCTGCTTGTTATAGTACGCAGAACGTTGGTCAACGAACTCTTCTGGTGTCTTGCATAGTAGTAAACCACCCACTTCTATTGAATCCTTGAAGCGAGAGTTACCATCTATATATAAGTGCAGTTCAGGATGCTCCGACAATTTGACGGGTTCCCAACCTTCACGCATTTTTGAAGAAACGTTAGTAGCGTCAGCTTGACCTGCCATACTAGTACGAATCCAACGGTATGCCCAACCCGGTTCTTTTTTAATTTCGGGTAACAATGCAGCCGGAGCCCATTGTGCTTGTCGTTGAAAGGTTTCTCGCGTGTCTAATTCACGGTCTAGTCTTGTATCAGCCATTATCTTTTCTCCAATTTAAGTGTCTCACGTGCATATTGTTCCGGTGTTAGATTAAACTTCTTAGCCAAGGCTAATTGAGTTGTAGTCAGGTGTACTTTTTTAGGCGCGGTACTACGCGTGGCCGGTGCAACAACGGTCGACGGTTTTTTGCGTTGGGCGGGTACTTCTTCGTCCAGCGAATCATCCCCGAAATATTCTGGGAATCGTTTGCGCATCGTTTTATCGATGGTAGAGTAGTACTCTTCTGAAGTAGGGTCAGTACCTGCCCTTACTAGCTTCTCATGCAACCCCAAAGCGAGGCTAGTCATTTCTTCATCTTGTCCAAACCAACTATTCTTATCTTGCCAGGCAAGCGCTTTCCGGTCAGGTTTGGGTACTTGGGGTCGTTCAGGTTGTATATATACATCATTTTCTTTTGTTTGTAAAGCACTATCGTATTGAGGGCGATAGTTTTGCACTTGTGTTAATTTATACTGCGCTTCATTCATGCGTTGTTGTGCGTCAATAATCTTATCTGTATCGCCTGAATCGTAAGCTTCACGGTAATCTTTCTTAGCTAAATTCAGCTCATACTCAGCAGAAGTTTTAGACGCTTGCATGAGTGACTGCTCTCCAGTAGTCAACGATGCTTTTAGGCGTTTATTTTCTTCTTGTATGCTTTGTGCGAATCGAATTGCTTCTTCGCGCTCACGGGCAGCGGCTTCTTTATCGCGTCGCTCATCGTGATAGACCTTACGTAATTGAGCCATACGCTCTTTAACTCGGTCTGAGTAATCCGTTAAATCATCCTTCTCTAACTCTTCTACTATCTCTTTAGGAAGGGGTTTACGGTCACGGTCTTGTGCAGGAGTATCGTCGATTATATCAACTTCGATACTATCTCCATCTACTTCGACACTTACATCTGCTTCTTTACCTACAATATTAACTTCCTTTTCATCAGGAAATTCAAACTCATCATCAAACTCTGGTTTTGCAGCCATATCTTTCTCCTATGCGCGAGTATAACCGCGTGGGTCATCTACTACACCCTCGACAGTATCATCGTTGATTATGCGGAATTCTCTTCCGTGGATTTTAAAACGAGTACCTGCGTATGCACGGGTAAGGACAAAATCGCCTTCTTTACACCACGCACCTGTAGGAAACTTCGCTTCTTCTTTGTAGCAAAGGTCGCCCATTTTAAGGACAAACAATACTACGGTGCCATTCTCCTCAATACGCTTAGTATCTGACGCTTTAGCAAGCCCACTCTCGTAGGTGTCGCTGGCATCGGGTACTGCGCATAAGATTCGATAGCCTTTTGGTTCTGGCAGCTGTGATGCCTTCGGTTCTGGCGGAGGTGGTGCTTCCGCAGCTATACCTGTTAAGTCAATTGCTTGACTCAGGTTAATTTTACTCATCGTAATTCTCCATTTTCTTTGCGAGGTCTGAGATTAAAGACTGTGCGGTAAGTAGACCTCGAACCATACCGACAGATTGTTGATAGGCACCGAAGTCCTTGGCGGCACCATCGCCAAGAGACTCGATAATTGCTTTGCGCCGTTCCTCAATTTGTGACATCAAGTACTCTAGCGATTCATTCATTATTATTCCTCTTTAGGTTGTTTTGTTTTTTGCTGCATCAATTGATTCATGCTTAAGTTATGTTGCTTTTCTGCCTGACTTTTCTGCATAGCTTGTTGTGACTGAGTTTTAGCCATATCTACCCCAATTCGAACACCTTCAGCATGCTGCTGTTGCTCAAACTTCATAGCCTCTTGCTCCATCTTAGCTTTCTCAGAAGCAGATTTAACGCCAATCTGAGCACCTGTTTTGCGTTCTTCTGACTGTATGCGCATGATGTCAACTTGAATTTTGGCTTTATCTACTTCGATATCCGCTTGAGTTTTTTGGGCTTTGATTTGGATTTCTTGTGCTTTAAGCTGTAGCTCTTGTTGTTGCATTTGAATCATCGGGTCTTGAGCTTGCTGTTGGGCTTGTTGCTGTTGCTGTTCAGCCGTATTTTTCTGTAGCAATTGTTGTGCAGCTTGAGCCACTAGTCGAGATAACTGTACTTCAACCGTTTCTTCTAGTTTCTCGTCTGGAGCAGGTAAGCTTGTACCCAACTGTTCTTCAATACCCCTACGGTATGCAAAGGCTAAGTGCTCACTAATGTGAGCAGCGAAGGCTGCTTGAACGGCTTGTGCTTTGGGGCTTTGGCCTATCATAGCGGCTAGTTTTGGGTCTTGCACTGCAGCCATATGCACTTGGATATGCGCCTCGTGGTCTTGGTGCATGAACGCTTTAGCGGGTTTGCCATTGATTAAGTTCATGTTCTCAGACACTGGGTCTCTTGGGTTCTCATCGTCTGCTGCTGGAATTAGCTTACCGATATTCTTAACCCCCAATATCTCTAACATCTGTTTGTTTAGCTCAACTAGGTCGTATATCTCTGGATTGCCTTGTGCCATCTGCATTACAGCTTGATACTGCACAACCTTTTGAGACATTGTAGCTGCATTGGGGTCTGATACTGGTATTACTTCACAACAATCATAGTCGGATTGTTTAGCACGGGGACTGCCTTCTACTGGCTCATAGCTATACTCTTCTGGCGTATAGTCACGAATAATGCCTGCAATTAGCTTGAACTCTTGCTTCATTGCGTAGTGAACACGGGCTTGAACTGCTGACATTACTTTCAATGTGCGCTCTAATATAGCTAGTGTTGTACCCACTGGAGAGTTAGCAGACATATCTGATACCTGCATATCAGCCGCATTAGCAAATGCTTTGGCATCTATAATGATTTTGTCCATTAAACCAGCTAGAACTTGTGACGGTTCTTTATATGGTAACGGCATGATATTGTCACGGATGGCACCTGATGGTACGTCTACGTCACGGAACTCTGCTGGAGCGATAGGTGTATCGTCTCCTTTAATACGTAGGCCACGGGTTTTGAAGCCGCCTGGAAGGTTAGATAGTGTACCTGCATCCACCAACTGGCGTAACAACATAGTACCTGATTTAGCTGACGCGCCGATTAAATGGATTAAACCAAATGCGTAGAAGCCAAATCCTGGAATGTAGCTATAGTGTACAAAGTGCTGACGTTTTTGTTTGGTCTTGTCGTCTGGGTTCCAGTTACGGCGCACAGATAAGACTTCACCGGTACCACGCTCAAGTGTTACTACATATGGTAACGCAATGCCTGTAGGCTCACCGTCTTCTTCATCCTCAAACCCTGGCAGGTCTAAGTCAACGTGCATCTCTAGCAACTTATAGCGGTCGTCCATAGTTGCGTTGAAGCCCATCTTCTCAGCAATCTTTTTCTCTACTTCTTCAACGTCGTGTGATGGCTCGCCTAAGTCAATGTCACGATAGAACCCAGCTACCTGTAGCTTGCGTAGCTCATTCTCGGTCTTGCGCATAACGTGCGTAACACGTGGGGCTGTTTGTAAAGATGACGCGCCGTATGGCACAACGATGTCTTCTGCCGGTACGTAGAGTGATACTTGGCGCTCAAGTGATGGGTCGTAATACACTTTCTTAAATGCATTGCCTGAAAGACCTAGGCCCCACAACATACGCTCGTGTTCTGGACGGTACTCTGGCATAGCCTCGGTTAACTGGTAGTTCATGTCGTCGCGTACGCGCTCTGACGCTTCTTCTTTCTCGTGGGTCTGCTTACCAATTATCTGTGTCTTAACTGGACCTGCAGCGGGGAACGTCTCCATCATTGTTTCGGCTTGAAACTTAACTAGCGCCTCAGATAGCACTGGATGGTATACAGCACAAGCTCCGGGCCACGGTTCCGTGCGGTCTTCAATCTTCATACCCAATAACTCAATACCGTCAACATAGGTATTTAGCCATTCTTTACGAGAGTCCACATCGGTTACGTAATCACCCAATAGGTTGCCAGACAGCTCAGCTAATGCACCTTCGTCCATCTCGTCGGCTAAGTTAGCATTGAACTCATCGTCGTACTCTCGACCCGGCTCAATCTCAATGGTCATACCACCTGCGGTTATCTCTACACTCTCAGGGTCTTCAATTGATATCTCTAAATCGGGTTCACCTGCCTGTGCCGCAGCTAACTCCTCTAACCCCTGTGGGGCTGAGTACAACCCTTTATCTATATTGCCTGCCATAATTTATCCTTTATTTTACTTTACTTTACTTTACTTTACTTTAGTGAACGCCGTCACCGGTATATGCACCGCCGGCTGAATGTCTTGCGGGTCTCCCCGGTCTGTTCTACCACTTACTTTAAACGTAACTGGGGTCTTTCCTACTTGATGCCAGTATAACCCATCTGTCCACTCTATTAAAAGGAAAAATGGAACGCTCATTGTATCTGATAATCGTTGTCCATTCATCCACTTATCTACAAAAACAAACGTAGTTGGAAATGCTTCTCTATGACAAGTTCGCTTCTTATACTCAAGTACAGCAACTATCTCGTTATTCCTTGTAGCCACCCAGTCGACTGAGTACGATATTGGGAGTTTGTGTAAGGTACACTTAAACGCTTTTTCTATGCGTGACTTTGCGCTGTCTTCATTATTTAAATCAAACTGGGTCTCATACATTGGTCGGATATTCATTCTATTTTTCCTACATTGCATAGAACTTCTGTTGACTAAACCGTTTATACGAGTCGTATTCTTCCTCATAGTCTGAGTCTAGCTGCAAGAACCCACCCTTGCGGAACCGCATTATAGCGCCAGTCATCGAGTCCACTAAGTCATCGTGCTCGCCTGACGGGAACGAAGCCACTTCCTCAACTAGCTCCTCAGCCCACCTAGTCTCTGGAACCCATACTCGGCCTGATGCAAATATGTCGGCAATCGAGTTTAACCTTGATATCTTGTCGTTTCCCTTGCTAGGAGTAAAGTCTTGTACTGGAATGCCCATAGCACGAAGCTCAAATATAAGTGGAGAGCCAGAAGCTTTAGCCTCAACAATTAGAGAATCAGGTTCCCATTCCTCATATTGTTCCCTAGCCCGCATCTTTAATTCTGGAAACTCCATCCGCGCCTTGAATGAGTTTAGCAAGATAATATTTGCCTGTGGTTTGCCCGTATCGTCATCCTTATAAAACACGCCCCACGTAGTACACGCACTATAGTCGGCCCGTTGTGTCTTAAGAAACGCCGTATCCCACGACTGTATGATGAATTCGCAGCTAGGCGGGTGGTCTTTCTCCCAATACTTCCACCATTCTCGCTTAACAATCGCAGAAACCTCAGATGTCGGCTGCTGCATGTACTGCGCCATCCATTTACCTACTGGAAGCTCTTCTTTTAAAGCTGTTAATTCGCCAATTGACCAAAACTGGGGCCAAAGTGGGTTCCCCGACGGGAGAATTGCTGGAAATTCGATAACTTCCCACTCTTCACCACTTCGTTGCATCGCAGATTTAATAACTTGCCCGGTTAAGTCCTTCTTAGACCACCTAGTCATCACAATTACAATAGCACCACCCGGTTGTAACCGCTGACGAGGACCTGATGTGTACCATTCGTACGTCTTATCGTAGATTTCGGGGTTAGTTTCGCTTAATGCAGCCTCTTGTTCACTGTGTGGGTCATCAATAATAAGTATATCCGCACCTTTACCGGTAACTGCACCACCAATACCGATAGCGAAGTAGTCCCCGCCGTGGTTTGTGGCCCAACGTCCCGCCGCTTTTGAGTCAGACTGCAAGGCTACATCAGGAAATATGTCGTGATACTTCTCAGAATCCACTAAGTTACGTACTTTACGACCAAACCCCACCGCTAATTCAGCTGTGTGAGAGGTCTGAATAACCTTTTTACCCGGAAACTTACCTAGAAACCACGCCGGCAACAGGTATGACGCAAATTCGGACTTAGTATGACGGGGTGGCATGTTAATAATTAGCCTTTTTATCTCCCCATTCGCTACTCGCTCAAACGCTTTTGCCATTCGCTTGTGGTGTGCCCCATCAATAAACCCCGGCCAAACCTGATGTACAAAGTCAATAAAGTTATTCTGAGCGTTCTCAACCTCTGCCGCCTTCTCATGCAGCTCTAACTTAATAAGTAAGTCCCGTTTCTCTGCATCCGGTAGAGTAGGCAGTAGTACTAACGCCGCTTGGAGTTCCTGAGCGGTAAGTAAATTGGGATTTGAAGCTGAGTTACTCATCGTCGGTATCTTTGTCGTCAGATACAACCTTATGTTCTAGCTTTGCTAACTCATCCTCAATGACTTCGCCTTGTACTTCTTTCATACCGAGCAACCGGTTAATTTTGTCTTTAATAGCAGACTCAAGCTCAATAGTAGTCTTAGCATTAATAGTAAGTTCGGATTTTTCTGTAAACGCTCCGACATCAGAAAGTTTACCTAGTAGCTCTAAAGCACGTAGTTCGTGTTTAGTGTCTCCGCAGTGGGAGATATCTAGCAATTTGTTGGTCACATAGGTTCGGACTTGCGCACCGTCGGCAATGATTTGCTTATCGTACTCATTAAGTAGCGCAGCTAGCTTGACTGCTACCCCACCCTCATACACCTTCTCAGGCACAATCTTGCTTCGGTCGGTAGCTTGAATTAGTTCTCGGGCGTCGTCCTCGTCTTTCTTAGACATTTCAAACGGTATGCCGAGTTGGTCTAGTAACTTCGCAGTTTCTGCAGAAGTACGCATTGCTTCGTGTAAGTCCCGCGGCACTTCGTCCTTAGTGTCCTTAGGCATTGGGTGCTCGAAGTCGGGCGTTATTTTTAGGTCCATATTGAGGAAACGGGTCTCTTTTGGTTGATGACGGGGGGTGCGTTTCAAAACGGACAATACATGTATACAGTGTATATGTCAAGGGGCAAACTCAAAATTTTTGCAAAATAGGGGTGGGGGGTATGCGTTTTATTTAGTGACGGGGGGTGTTCCTGCAGAAACGCAAAGTAGCGTCGTTGGCTGTGCATATCATTGTGTATATAAAGCGATAGGGAACCTAGTCTGCAAAATGGGGGGTACGGGTACGGTGGGGTTCGGGCTAGGACAGTCTGACACGTAGTCAGGTTGTCTAGTTTTCAATGTTCCCAATAAATCCCACATAATCCTATAATCATGTACAATGTACTTACTGGAGCAATAATGTTCCGGTGCGAGTTACTCGGCGCTATCCGAGTGTGGAGAGTATTATGGCTAAAGCCAATTCAGTAGTACCTGTAAATGTATCAGAAGTAAAACCTGTTAACCAATTCGTTGCTACACTAAACGAGTATCATGATGATATTGCGAAGTCTGCCAACATGATGGTCAGTGTTGAAAAGATGGAAGGCGATATCGCTGACACTAAAGCCGGCATGTTGTCTATATTGTATGGTGTGCTAGTTAGTCAGTGCGAGAGCGTGCTCAATGGCGGTGTGTATGCCGGCGAACCTGTTTCATTCGGTTGGCATGAAGCGGTCAGAATGTCCTATGGTGATTGCTATCGGTCTGCGAAAGGTGGTAAGTTATCTGATGACGCTGTAGATAAAGCTTGGTCTAGGTCAATGACTGGCTTGTCTAATGATTATTCTTACGTTAAACCCAAAGCAGAAACGAAAAGCGCCGAGTTAAAATCTGCGAAGCGTGCCGAGGAAGCCGAGAAAATCGCGGCTCTTATTTCTAGCGTACCGGTTGCCGAGTTGCAGGATAGGGCGAAGGCGCAATATAACAAGGTGCCGGAGTTGAAAGGCAAGGAAGCGCAGGAAGCATTAGCGCAGGCAAAGCTGTACACGAAGGCGATTGACAAAGCTACAAGCGCCGAAGCCGAAGCGCTGAAGGCGAAAGTTAAAACGGTCAAGTCTGAAGTTCTTGCTATGCTTAAGCAAGTTGATGATTACTCTGTTTTGCTTGATGTTGCTGATTTACTTCGTGGCTCTGTGAATGATACAGAAGCATTACTATAATTAACTGAAAGGGTACGGGCGGGCTAATAACCCGCTCGTCAATGATATGAAAAACATTTACGTTGCTAATGGGTTCGCAGATAGAAATGCTTATTTGCGTGATGTTGCTGAAAATTACGGGATTGCTTTTGGTACCGTTCGCATGCTTGCGGATATGCTCGGCGAGTCCGAGGATTTTGACGGGCTTATTTCCCATCTTTCTGAATTAGAATATAACCAATAACCGAAAGGATACGGGCGGGCTAATAACCCGCTCGTCAATGATATGAATTTTTTAGTTTCCTATACTGACGCACTCGGTCTTGATACTTGTACTGTTGCACGTGGTTGGTTTAATTTGCTTTACATTCGCATGACGTTATTTGTATGCGGTTGTTATCATGTTTACGTTAAGCCTATTTTTTAACCTAGTCTGTTTTGCCAAACCGCCTTCGGGCGGTTTTTTTGTGCCTGCAAAAAATGCGGAGCATTTTTAGGGAACTGGTCAGAATATCCTACGCCATAGCCTTGTGGACAAGCTGACACGAAGTCAGACTGTCTACTGTTCCGCGCAGTTTGTATTGTTCCGTATATTGTTCCCTGCTAAGTTATTGATTATGCAGTAATGTTCCATTGTTCCAAATGTTCCGTCGTTTTTTGGGCATTTCCGAAAATTTAGTTAAGCAAAGTGACCCTAGCGCAGTGCAAAGCATAAAAGCAAAAATACCGCGGTATACTAAATTCACTGGAACATTTGGAACAATATAATAATAATAATAATAATAAATAAAAAACCTATAAATAACAGCAACTTACGCTCAATTTTACATTGTTCCTTTTTGGAACGCATTTGTTCCTTTCTGCTACATCATTCCCACACAGTCCCACAACCATCACTTCGCCCTAATGTTCCACGGAACAATACAAACACCCCCATTTTAACAAAAAACCTATAAATAACAGCAACTTACCTATTGTTCCGTAATGTTCCAAAAAAGAACAAAGCACCCACACTAACCCAACAGAAGGACATGACTTGACAAATGTAGGATATTGTGGTACAATAATGGTTGGGGTAATGTAACTGTACCCTGTGGGTTTTGTCCTCGGACAGTCTGACCGAGTGTCAGCTTGTCCATTTTTATAGGAGAGGAGAAGGATATGAATTTCGGTAAATATCGGTTTGGGTTGTGTTACGTAGGTAATAAAAAACTACGTTGGACTATGGCATCAGACAGCGTTGCTAATCTTAAAAAGCACCTCAAACGCAACAAGTTCAACTGCACTATGTATATTGTTGATGGGCTAACTCTAAAAGTATTGGAGGTGGTATGAATTTCGGGTGCATTAGATGTGGGCATGACATTGACAGTCGTCGGGTCAAGCTAGGTTACAAAGTCTGCTTGTTCTGCGGTGAGGAACTCGCAGTAATTGAGCGTGCTAGTTGGTGCATAGTGCAAGAATACGGTAAGGGTAACTACCAGTACGTAACATCAACCAAAGCATTGCAAACGCTAAAAGAAACAAATCAGAAAGGAGTAAGGACATGAAGTTAAAAGAGTTAGTAGTAGGTAAGACTATTGAGAGCGTGGATTATCTAGACCACGCATTTGTAGGTATTGGGTTTACTGATGGGTCGTACTTGCGTATAGACCAACGTTCACAGTCTGGCAGTCTGCACGTTAATTGCCTACTCGGTACCGAAACTGTCGTGCGGTTAGCTGAACCCGATGACGCAGACGAACTATAAGGAGAAACAAAATGAACCAACATGACCGTAAGTATTACCACTTCCCACGCACCAGTCGTGAGGCATTTGGTATGCCGATAACAGAATTAGACGAAGTAGAAGTACCGCACAAGGGAGATAGAGCAGTGGTAGTAGTTTGTATTGTAATAGCAGTATGTATTTTATTCGGGTTAGTAGGATAACCCATAAACCAACGGACAAGCTGACACCACGTCAGACTGTCCCTAACCAAAGGAGAGAAGTATGAGTTGGAATGCATTTATATCTAGTGGTGGTGTTAGGTCTAGCACATTTGCTGATTACGACACCGCACGCAAACACTTTGAAACAGTTAAACCTATCAGAGGTAGAACACCCGAACTGCGCCCACTCGGTAGCAACAGGGCATACACGCAGTGCCAAATTAACGTTGATGAACTCACGTGGGGGGTGTCGGCTACGCTGTACGGTACACAATGCGTAACTATCTATCCCGATAAAACCATCAGACTGGCAACAGGTAGTTGGCTAACCCCATCTACTGCTAACTTCATTGACGCAGTACTACCCAGTAAGTTTGGCTCTGTGTATTTGAAAAGACGTCGGTTGATATATAAAAACACTGTCGGGCAAGAGTACGTGGTACCTGCTGATGGGTTGATGTTGCGAGCTACTGAGGACTGGGCACACGCTGACGTTAAGGTTGATGCTGACAACGCACCGAAACTGTACGAGTACAAGGCAGACCGCAAGGTGCTGAATTCAGTACGCAAAACCATCAAGCCACTACTTGATACGGTTCATGTGATGTCGTCTATGTCTTGCAACTACTCGGTACACGAGGTGGCGCAGTATTTCCCCAACGTTATCAATGAGTATGTTGAGTCGGTGAACGAGCACAAGCGCAAGATGCAACTTAAAGAGGAAGGCGACGAGGAACACAAGAACTACTACGGGTACTTTTACGGTACGTATGCCCTACGCAACTTAATCGCTAACAAAGCAGGACTACCTGCGATACGCAACTTATCCGAGATGGGGGAGTACTACAAGAAACACATATTGTCGGCAAAAGGGACACTACACCAACACACCTTAGGCAAGGACAAGATAAATACGTACCTATCAACAATAGATAAAGTATTCAATGCGTCAAAGCCTAGCAACCAAGACGATGCCGAGGGTATCCGCAAGTTAATGCTATCCGTTGTGCTGAACGACAGTAGCTATGCGACAGAGATACGGAACAATCCCGAGGTGATGGTGTATACGCTATTTGGTGAAGTGCCCATCGGGAACTTGATGTGGTCTATGTCGGGCGATACGCTAGAGAATTACTTTATAGAAGTAATCAAGTATGTGTACGCAGACTTAATCTTTAAACAGGTAGAAGTGCCATACGGTACGCTACCATCAACTGCTAACGACAAGTACGTGTATTGCAATAAGTATCTTGTTGAGCATGAGGACATTCTGACACGTCGTCAGGTTGTCCAGTAGTAAATTGGTGGGATACCCTCACCAATCTTTTTAATCTAAGGAGAAACAAAATGAAAGTTAAAGGTATAAATAAAACACAAATGGTACGTGACTTACTTAAATCACAACCGAACTTAAAAGCAAAAGAAATTGCACAAGCCGTCGGTTGCGACGTGACCATCGTGTACGAGCAAAGACGCATAGCATTAAAACAAAGCCAAATGGTGGCAAAGAAACAAGGTCGCCCTGCTAAAAAGAAACTAGGTCGTCCAACCAAAGAGTCTATCGTATCCGCAAGTATAGCTGATGCAAGTAAAGTACTAGCTGAACTAGCTAATATGTACGGACTACTTATTACCTTCTATGAGGGCAAAGTACAAATCAATAAAGCAGACGTGGATTATGAGTGCACACCTGCTGACGTTCCTGCTGTACTCGGTACCCTAGCGTACTTAAACACATTCACAAAACAAGACTAAGGATAAATTAAAATGAGTAACCAAAACAATGCAATAAACCTAGACACACAGGTTAGCCTACGTGAAGCGTCAGACTTAATCGTTTCCGTAGGCGCACGTAACACATTCCACTTAGTGGGTGAGCCCGGAGTTGGTAAAACAGCGATGCACCAATCTATCGCTGACCGACTAAACATGAAAGCAATCTATATTGACGTACCCAACACAGAGTTGGGCGACTTAGGTATCCCGATGCCCGACAGAGAAACAGGTACTACTAAACTGTATCCGAATGAGCATTGGGGTTTTCACAAAGACGAGCCGTTGTGCATCATGTTAGACGAGTTTACTAAGGGTTCTCCTGCAGTTAAGAATATGTTGCACCCTCTTTTGACAAACCCCAGACGCATTGGGGGCATTACCTTACACAAGGATAGCGTGGTTATCACAGCAGGTAACATGACGACTGATGGTGTGGGCGACGCTATGGCTAGTCATAGCCGAAACCGTCTGAGTGTTCTCAATATCCGCAAACCTAGTGGGGAAGAGTGGATTAACTGGGGTATGGATAAGATTGCGCCAGTAGTATTGGCTTGGGTACGTGAGTATCCACAAGTGCTAGCGTCGTACCGTGACCCATCACAGGCTGACAATCAGTACATCTTTAATCCTAAGTTCTCACAGCGTAGCTTTGTATCACCACGTTCACTAGAGCTGGCGAGTAACATAGTTAAGAACAAGGACAACTTCAACACACAAGCATTACTATGCGCACTCGAGGGTACTATCGGTGCTAGTGGTGCTAGGGACTTGCATACGTTTATTGATATTGCCGACAGCTTGCCTACGTGGAATAACATAATGGAGAAACCGCATGAAGCAATCGTGCCTACCAATCCTGCCGCCTTGTGTATGCTAGCGTTCGGTGCAGTTCAACGTATAGAGAGAGATACGATAGGCAAATGGTTTGACTACATGAAACGTACACCTAAAGAATTGCAATCGGTGTTCTGCCTAACTGCGTCTAAGAATGACGAGAAAAAACGTATCTTGTTTAGTTCAACAGCGTTCGTTGAATGGGCACGTATCAATCAGTATTTATTTTAGGACAAACTGACATTCAGTCAGACTGTCCACTAAGGAGATTTATTATGGCAACAATTACAGCAGAACAAAAGGTAGAGAGGGCGCACGTATCAATCATGCAGTCCAAACTATTCCGGTTTTACTCGGGGCTTACTATGATAGGTAAGGTATCCGTAAGCGACGACATATCAACAGCAAGTACTAATGGTAGGGACGTAGTCTACGGTAGAGAGTTTATCAGTAAGCTAAACCACAAGCAGATGTTGTTTGTGGTACTACATGAACTATCGCACATAGCGTGGCGACACACTACTACGTGGAAACATCTCTACGAGAAAGACGCTGTGCTTGCGAATTGTGCGTGTGATTACGTGATTAACTTACAGCTGATAGACCAAGACCCCAACGGGAATGAGATTGAGTTTCCTACCAATCCCGATGGTAGCCGTATAGGTTTGCTCGACGAGAAGTATCGGGGAATGGACGCACAACAAGTATTCAACTTACTTGTGCAAGAGTATGGAACTGGTGAGAACCCACGTGCGAAGGACGAACTGGGGGGTGACCAATTTGACGAGCACGATTTTGATGGGGCAGATGAACTTACGCCCGCGGAAAAACAGGAACTAGGCTCACGCATTACGCAAGCACTACATCAAGGTAAACAACTAGCAGGT